GCCTCTCGGAATGCAACGAAATTGATAAGGCGCAGTTAAATTGAATATCCACATACTATTATAACTGATTTTTATTGTTTTGTAACAAAAAACGCCCCAATAAGGAGCGTTTTTAGAACAAAACTATTAAAGAATTTAAGAAACAACAACGTTTGAAACCAAAGCTTTCAAAGCCGTAATCATTCCACCTGTTAAGAATGGAGATAAATTAGACTCTTCCGATGCGATGGTAAGTGTAAATCCTGAGAGGTCGGCTCCGGCCCCGCCACTGACTTTTGTGCAATTTGACATTGTGCCATTTGTGGCGCCAATTAACATAATATTTCCGTTGTAGTCTTCAACGAAAACTTGAGGGCGTCCAGCGCAAATCAATTGTACTTGAGCTTGTAAGTCAGCCGACAATTTTGGAAGTGTAACCGCCAACGATTGGGCGTTTACAAATGTTCCGTTGTCTTCCGAACTTGTACCTGTTTCGGTCAAAGCGTTTGTTGTCGCTTTTACCTCGTATTGAAACACTTCTGCGAGTGTTCCGAGTGCGGTCAATTCTTGAGCTGCAATCGTGTAACCGTAGTCCTCATAATTTGCAAAATACAAATTTTTGATTCCCCCACGTTGATCACGGCATCCAAGTAATTTTCCCGCTGAAATTAGACATGACATAAGTGTGTGTTTTTATTTAAAACCGCCCGAGTTAACGAGCGGTCTTTGTTAGTATTAAGCTCCAGCTAAAGTCAAGTAAACAATCTCCTCAGCGTTGTAATATCCAACACCTACGGCGTAAACTACTTTACCACGTACTTTACCAGTCAATAAACCGATTTCGTCTTCGTCTACCAAAGCAACTTGGTTGTAATCAGCAGTCAAACCTGTTGCAAATACTAAGTTTTTACGCTCGTAAATAACAACTGAGTTTGCAGGCAATCCGTTCAACACTACTAAAGTGTGACGTCCAAATGCTAAAGGGAAATCAGTGTTACCCATTCCGTAAGTGATACCTTGAGTAGACAAGTGGAAAGCGTAGAACTGAGCAACGTCTGGAGATACAGCGAAAACTAATTCTTTGTTTCTCAAAGCGATTGGCACAGCAGCTAAAGCTGGTTTCAAATATTTAGTCAATACGTTGGCTTCAGTTACGGCAGCGTCAGCAGTTGGCTTGTTTACGTCACCGTCAGCATCAAACTGAGTTAAGAAACCGTCGAAGTTAGTTGATGAAGTCCAAATGTCAGTCTCCAATTTCTCACCGATAGCACCCAAAACTTCAGCTTGGATAGCGTCCATAATGTCACTTGGAGCGGTTGGGTTTGATGCGCTTCCGCCCATAATTCCATCAGACCAAGTAGCTCTAAAATCTTCTTTACAAACGTCAAAATCATTTTTGAATTTGAACGGCTCGATTAAGTTTTCGTTCAAAACGATTGTCCCAGCAGGAGCAAATCCGCAAGTGTATGCAGTTGTTCCGTCAGTGTATGCGATTTTACGCAAAGACAATTTGTAGTTTACATTTTCTGCGATAGTTACCGCATTTTTTTCAATAGTGTCAATCGTCTTGAACGCTTGACCGATAATTACACCGGCATCTCTACCAGCATAATTTGAACTTACAGTTGTAGTTGTAGCCATTTTTTAATTTAAGTTTTTAAGATTATTTTGGATTTTTTGTGATCTCGTCAATTTGACGTTTGCGTTTAAAGTTTGAGCAACTTCGGGCTTTGCTTTTGTTGATGCCTTAACCTCAACTTGAGAAGTTTTTACCTCAGCGATTTGAGCTGACAATTCAGTTCTAACCGATTCGATTTGTTTAGCAACTTCAACGCTCATTGAAGTAACGATTGATTTTACTAACTCAGCGAATTGATTTTCGCTTGTCATTTCAATAGGAGCCTCTTCAACTTCTACCTCTTCAACCATAACCTCTTTAATTTCGGCAATCATTCCCTCTTCGGTAATTACCAAAACTCGTCCGTCTTCAAGTTCGTGTTCTCCGATTGGAGCAGGAACTTTGTCTCCGTTTTCAGCTACAATAAAAACAGGCACGCCCGCTTCAAATGATTCAGCTTCCAAAACGGTAACACCATCTTTTAGCATCATGGTAGCCATTGCAACTTCCACTTGCTCGGTCTCGTTCGATAATTTTATCGAGGCAAAACCGTCTTTTATCGCGTTAACGATTTCATTAATATTCATATATTCACTTTTTAAATTTACTCTCTCCATGTCAAAAACCCCATCAATTGAGAAGCCTTTAACTTTGCCTGTCTTAACGTAGTTGTTCCAAATATCCTCGTTGTTTACTTTCATTGCAGCAAACCACGTACCCACTGGTTCGTTAAATCCGTAGTGTACCGACTTATCGTGTACCTCGTCTTCCTTTATCCACGTCTCAACAAAGGTCACATCCTCCAGGTTGTCGCCTGAGTGTTCAATCGTTGAGTTGTTCTGATATCCTTGACGACTGAAATTTTGTTGCACTTGTTTTATTGTCTCAGCAGGGAATACGATATTAAATTCGTGTCCGTCCTGATTGCGATATATCGGTTGGTTTGGTATTAATACCGCCCCTAATAAAATACGCTGCTCCTCGTTTATGGTTGCCAGTTGTATCTCTTTTTGTTGTGACAAAGTGATAAATTGCACTCCAATTGCTGGATCGGATACGAGTGAAACGGCGTAAACGCCCTCGTTATCTTCCTCATTAAACATTACTTTGTAAGTGTCCATACTTTTATAACTGATTTTTAATTGTTTGTTATAAACTTTTTTTCGTTTTCAAGGTTTTAACCTTGAACATTCAACCCATAGATTGAAATACTTAACCCTTTTTTAAACTTTTAAATTGATTTTTACCCTCCAAGCGTTGCGCTTTGGATAATGTTACGGTCTAAGCCTTGGGCCGTTGTCACATTATTCGCTACGACGTAGGCTTGTACTGGCGTTTGTTGCTGCGCACCCATTACACCCGCTAATTGATTGACACCTGTTGAGCCAACGACGTTAAATTGTGGGGCCGTTGCACCGCCGCCTCCGCCTGCGCTTGGTGTAGTAACTGCGGCACCAGCTCCGCCACCACCTCCGCTTAATAAGCCTCTCGCTCTTGCTAAGTTGGCCAAAATTGTAGCCGAACCACTTGCATAAAATGCGATTTTAGTAGCCAAATAAGTTGCGGGAGCAGCAGGAGGAGGAACACTTAAAGAGGCACCCGCCGCAACTGTCTCAGTTCCTTGCATCATTTTTGAAAATGCGATAGCACTATCGGCAGCAATTTGAACAAGTGCAAGAGCTTTCATAGCGGTTTGTCCTGCTTTGCCTCTTGCTAATCCGTTGGCTTGAATTGCTGCAAGTAAATTCTCTCCACTTTGAGCAATTGAGCCAACGGCTTCGGTTGTTTCTTGAAAATCTTTTATTTTTTTGTCGCGGGCCTCTTTTCTGCGTTCGTCTTGTGCGGCTTCTGAGTCGTAAACTAATGCAGCAATTTGCAACTCAAATTGTTCTTGGTCTGAAATTGTATCCTCAGCGAATTTTTTATTTTTATCTCTTTTCGCTTGATTTTTAGCATCGATTGCGCTTAACTCAGCTTCGATATTTGCGGGATCAATCTCAGGAAGTGTTTTTAAATATTCCTTATAAAGCCTATCGTTTTTTTCTTTTTCAGTTTCTACGCTTTTTTCAGCACCTTTTTTATTGATATCGTTAATAGCCAGTTGATAACCCGCTCGGTCATTCTTTAATTTTAAAAGCGTTTTATTTGCCTCCTCAACAACTGTATCTCCTTCCTTTCTTGTTTTGGCAGGATCAAAACCTAATTTTGCTAAATAGTCAGTCGCTTTGTCCCCAAAAGTTTCGTCAATTTTATTCGTTATTTTTACTCCTGGTATCTTGTTAATTAAATCAATAATTTGATTAATATTTTTGGCTGCCGATTCGTATAAATAACGCTGCGGAATTGTAACAAAATCTAAGAATGATTTTAAATATTCGTAGTTTCTTGCCGCCGCTTCTTGTTGGGCCGTATTTGTAGTTTTAATATTTTCAATATTAATTTCATAGGCTTTTATAGCTTCGTCGGTTTGATTAATTTTTAAACCTAAAATCTCTTTTTCTGATTTGCCTTGCAATTTTAAGATATTGTCTTGGCTATTTAAAGAGGTAAGTTTTTTATCATTTGCCTCGACGCCCTTTTGCGTAGCTTCATTAAGTTTCTTTTGCTCCTCGCTTACACCCCCAACAACTTCTTTAATATCGTCCCAATAAGCTACAACGGTACCCAAAGCAATAACAAGTAAACCAATACCTGTTGCACCAATTGCCGCCTTAATCCCTTGCATCGCGTTTATTGCAACTGCCTTTAATTGTTTAAAGGAGTCCATCGATTCGCCCAACGCTTGGATTCCTTGCGATAACGCCATTGCGCTTTGAACTTTCAAAAGTGTAGCCTCAAGGTCTTTTGATTGATTACCAAATAAGGCCATGCCTCCTTGAACGGCAGCAAAACCTCCCGCAACCCCAGCGAGTGAACTTGTTAACGCTTTAAATTTAGCGTCGGGGTTGAATGCATCCGTTAAGGCTTTGGCGTCTCCAATACGATCCTTTAACTCGGCGGCTTTTTGTGCCGCTTTTACGGCCTCAGCTGAGGTTGCCCCAAACTTTTCAGAGAGTTTAGCAACGTCCGCTTGGGCCTCTCTAAGTTGCGAGCGTAAAGAGCCAACCGCTTGATCGGCGTTGCCTTGTACTTTTATATCAATAACCTTCTCTATTGCCATTTCATTGCCTTTTTAAATAGTTGTAAATAGTTGCGCGTGTACTCATATCGCCCTTTGGCGATTGAGATAATCTCGTTGTTTTCGTATTGCTCCGCGATTAGGAGCATATCTAAAATATTTTTAAGCATATTGTAGTACGTCTATTTTAATTTCGGTTAAAGCTCCATTTTTGTAGTATTGCAAAGCGATTGAATCCTCGCGATCTAAT